AGCAGTACCCCGAGGCGTTTGAGAGGGAGTATGTGACGGTGTACTGCTAGGTGATGGAGTGTGCGATGGTGTCTGCGACGGCGATGGCGTATGGGATGGAGTCGCTGACGGAGTCGCTGATGGAGTCGCTGACGGAGTTTGTGATGGAGTCTGTGATGGAGTATGCGATGGCGTACTGCTTCCTTCCGCCCCACTCACCACCGGCCACCACTTGCGGGCCGGGGGGAGAATCAGGCCACTCAACGATGGATCGCCGCGATTGATAAGTATATCAATCTCCAGCTGAAGCAACACGCGATCCCAGATCATAAAATCGGCGATCTCGCCGTTCCAGGTATAGTCGTTTTCTGCATTAGAGCCAACGCGGTCAGTGGCAGCACTGCGTGCAGAAGGAGCATCAAGGGGTAATTTTGACACTCCATCTACAAATACCTCAGACGTTAATGGCGGAGTGAACGTGTAAAGTACATGTCCCCATGTATTCACTGGCGGAAAGTCGTCATACCACGTATGTGTCGGACCACTTGCGGCGCTTGAGATCCTGATATCGTCTTTATTACTGTCGACGAACAATCGCGTATTATCCGTGTCGCCACCGCCCCATAGGCAGTTGAAGCCAAGCTGCGATGGCTGACGCGCGAAACAGGCAATCGAGATTGGCGTAGCGCCCCAGGTGATACTCTTGGGTATCTCCACATGCGGACCGTCGGCATTGTCATATGTCCAGCCACCTAGCGTAAACCTATTCAGCTCGCCAGCCCAACGCCAGGTGGGAGCAGGATCGCTACCTTCTACGTTGGTGCCATGTAATTGGTACACACTCGAATCCTGCGAGCGTAGGCCATGGGGAATACAGCCCATGTACGCCACCCGTAGCCCCATGGCCAGTGGGTGGTGGATGTTCAACCGAAAATGTTGCGGTCGCGTCAGCACTATTGCAGTTCCGGGCTGTGTGGATAAATCTTCAACAGATTGGTATCAACCGCCGTCAACGCCTGCCCGCATTTGTTCGTGAGTACGTGCCGAAACGCGAATGGCAGAAGCGGAATATTCATTAGTTGAATGTACTGATCCTCGTCCGCTGCCCGCACCGGGAAGATACCCACCAGCGTACTACTGCTTGGCTGCACGTTGGCCACGTCACCGTCTTCGTTGTCGCCGTAATTGGTGCCGTCCACTTTGTACATGTGATGCAACTCGAAGTACCCGCCCGCCGTGGGCGCGGCGGCGAAGTCGATCAGGTACAGCAAGTACGAGGCAAACATGTACTTATTCGTCGCGTTATCGTAATCCGCACCATCGACGGCGGATGCCGCGTCCGCCAATGCGTTCAGTTCGGTGCTCATAATCGTCGCACCGCTCTCTGGAAGCCACAGTACTTTGTTGGCCATTGGTTAGCTCCCGTTGGCAAAGACATCCACGGCGGCATCCACCGCAGATTGCAGCGTGGAATCCGAAGCGGATATGATAGCGGACACCGCCAATCCTTTATTTGCGGCCAGCAGGACCATCAGCATTTGCTCCGCCGCACGTCGTGAACTGGTAAAGGTCGATTTGGCCCACAACAAACGATTGGCGTGGTTGGCCGTGCCCGCGTCTTCCTCGGCGATCGTTTGGGCAGCCACAATGCAGGCGACCTCGGTCTTGTTGAGTAAGTCCCCATGCCCGAACAACTCGCGTAATTCAATGTATGTTGCCATGACGTGCTCCTAAACTTCTTCGCTCTCGACAACGGCACTCTTCACGTCCGATCGGCTGGCCAGCGCAATCAGGCATTGCTCGGCACATTCCTTTGACGTGATTGGACCGTACTTTCTTTCCACGCCGGGAATTTCCGGCAGACCTTCGTAAACCACCGAGACGTGATAAATGAGTGCCATGGGTTTACCCCTTTAATCAAAGGCTATGGTTGCTGTTTAGGTAGATGCCCGCGTGCTGACCGATGCGAGCGTATAGGTAATGCACACCGTTACCTTGCCGGTAGTCGGTGTGCCTCCGTCGTTTGTCCAGTATGCGATCAACGTCTGGGCACTGGTGCAATACTGGGCCGTCTTTCCATCCGCATAGTTTCCGTTATTCGTGCCGTCATTGGTGCATTTGTACGTACCGGCATTGAGCGGCGTGAAGTCCGCCTCGTCGATGTACTTGTCATGGGCGGTGGCGATGCCGACCTCGAACGACGTGGTCCCGCTGCCGTTGAATGTCTGGCTGCAATAACACATCACGTCATGAATGATCGTTCCCGTGGGCAGCACCACCAGCGTGGCTTCCTGCGCCGTGCCGCCATCGGAGCAGTCGACGCTAATGTATTCGGTGATGACCTTGCGCTGATAATTGGTCGTGATCTCGGACTCTTCTGGATTCGTGATGGTGGTCTTTGCAGGATCGCGAACATAAATGTTGGACAGCCGCACCACGTCGGTTCCAAACAGCAGATACTCTCCGCTGCTGCTCATCACATTGGTATTGTCGATGGTGAGCCAGTCTACGTCACCTGCGCTACCATCGGCCGTTATCAGGTCGCCGCCGTAGCCGCTGTACAGATAATTTCCTCGAATCGCCGTGTACTGCACGAACTTAGCAGGCGAAGCAGTCGCTACGGCATCCAGAAAGATGGCACCGTTCGCGCCAGTCCCCTCGTTCTCGAACCGATTATCGACGATGCTCGCTCCGGAAGCAGCGACATCATTGGCGCGTAAATGCACCCCACAGTCGACGTTATTTTCAAACTGGCAGCCGGAAATCTTGATCTTGTTCGCGCCCCAATAGACTCCAGCCTCTCCATTGATGCGAATCGAGCAGTCAGTCAAGACGACGTCGTTGCCATTACCATCCGTTGCACCAGCCAGGGCATGGAACCCGTCTTGCTGCGCACCAACCAGCTCGCACTGCGAAAGTCGAATCGACCAGCAGCCATTCTCGCAAAACCATCCATGACCGCTCCCTCCAGAGCCGTTGTAATAGCATCGCACGCCACGAGCCTCGACGTGGGGAGTGTTGTCCAGATGCACGCCGTGCAGGCCACCGCTGAATGTCAGATCACGCAACATGATCTGACCGGACACGTTCTCGTAGCAATAGAGCACGGCGGCCACGGCATCGACCCTGTCGATCCAGGTGCTCGTCTTTCCAGTGCCCGCCAACACCGTGCCAGCCGTAGTAATCGAAAGCGTATCGTTGGTGCTATAGGTACCATCGAGCAACTGAGTGCATTCATAAGTATCGAGACAGTGTTGGATCGCGGCGTAATCCGTGGCCCCAGTGGCATCGCCAGACGGCAACACTTCCGCTTTCACGACGGACCAACTGCCGGAGACACGATTCTCGTAAAGGATGATCGTGGAATACGTTCCGTCCCGCCGCACCCGGTAGCTGCCGTTGGTTGTCGGGTCGCCGAAGTAGAGAATCCCATCCGCCGCAAAGGTGATATCGCTCAACTCCAGCGCCGTGAAGGCCCCAGCGAAAAGATTCTCCACCGTAACTTTGCATGAGCCAGCGTCCCCTTGCGATACGTCAATGATGTAGAGCACATCACTAGCCGCCACCACCGGAATCGCATCGAGGTCCGTGATTTCAATCGTATCTGTCATGCGAGGCTCTCCATTGGCATGGACACACGTTATCCGCTCACGGATTCATCCGCAGCAGCTCATAACAGCCATGACAGAATTGCGAGTCTAACCCAAACTGGCCAACAGATCGCTGATGGCGGCGTGCATTTGCGTCAACACGTTTACGACATCGGCCTTTTCCGTGTTGACGGTCGCCAAGGCTTCCGTGACTGCAGCCTGTTTGCTGGACACGACGCTCTGTGCTTCTGTCAATTCACCGCGTGCCGTCTCCAGCGTGACATTTGCAGCGTCCAATTGATCCTGCTCTGTCTGGGCTTGAGTCAGCAAGGCCGTAAGGTTTTCAAACGCCATCATTCAGTCTCCTATTTTTCGTGATCCAGTACCCTCGTAATCTCATCGCAGTGCTTAGCCACCAGGGCCGCAGTGTCGGCGGCATCGCTTGTGTGCATCAGTCTGCACAGTTGGCAGGCCTCCATGGCAGCTAAGCGTAATCGCTCGATGGACAACATCGCGACGCCTGTGCTGCCCAGCGTGGCTTGCTGTTTCTGCTCCACGAGCAGTGTGTCAATTTTCACATCCCGCGCGGCATCGCCAGTAACCGAGATTCGCATCAGCTCCGTCAATGTCTGCATGGTCTGGGTGTGGCGTTCGCATATATCACGCTGGACGCGATCAGATTCGCGGAGCGTATTATGCAGTTCCTCTGCCGACGTGACATACCGTTCGCCCCAGATCGCGAATTTTTTCATGGCCTGCCAGCCGATCCAGCAAACGACTATTGCAAATAAGCCTAATGGTCCGTAACCCAGCAGTTCTTTCGTCAAGTCTGCCATGAATCATCGCCTCCACCACTGTTGTAACATCATGACCACGGCCGGGGTCCCCGCGCCTGGATCGCGAGAACCCCTGAGCCATGGCGAGCGCGGAAGAGCATCCACGCTAGTCGAAGGCGGTTACAGCATTTGAGCGCATGCCCACCAGTCGAGCGTTAGCGTCAGACCAGTTGTGCCGTCAATCTGGCGCACTGCTACAATTGGCGTCATGTAATCATTTGGCCACGGTGTTGCCGCCGTTGTCGCTGCCGAGCACCGCGACGCAGTAATCTCGGTGCCGTTGACCCACGGAGTCAACTCACTTCGATGGGAATCCCAGCGAAAACCTGCTTTGATATAGGTGTCCGCTGCCAGCGTGCCCACGGCAGCCTTGGTTGCTACCGTACCTCCAGCACGCTCGTAGAACAGACCCATCGCGGTAGTGGAAGTACCAAACTTCCCAAGACCAACCAAACTCAGCGTTGTCGCCAAAACATCAGCAGCGATCGGAGCGTTAGCGGAAGCCGTATCAACTCCAGCCGCGCCTCCCAAACCGATGAAGAAGTTGCCAATGGATGCAGCGACGCTACTGATCTTGAATCTGGCCTCAAACACCAGATCGCCGGACATCTTCGGAATGACGTTGAATGGAAAACATCCGTATGGAGTGGAAACATTTCCACCAGCCACTAAAATCTCCACGTCATTATCAGCCACGCCGGCCGTACCAGTCATGGAAATCGCCCCACGATGCACTGGAGCTACCGTAGCAGGAGTTCCAGTTTCGGCCACGTTGGTGATGAACGTAGACGCCGTCTGGTAGGAACGGTAAAGATTCTGGCCAGAATGGTATTGGCCTGCACTTGTTGCCAGAATGCCGCCAAATTGAAGGAAGTCGTCAAACATCCCAATTGCCGGATTCCCCGAAAGCGTCGTGGGAAAAATCCCAGTAATAGGAGGAGCTAAGCTACCCCATAGTTTGGGCGAGAACAGCCTGTCCCCGTCAAGTTCGTTCCAAGTCAACTGTGTCATGATTATGTACCTCGCTAAGTTATTATGCTGGAAAGAATGGGGGCTTTATATTTTCCGTCGCCACCCCCAAAGCGACGTGCCGCGCGGCGTTTACGTGGTTTCAGTCACTGTCACGGTGCTGTAACCACGGAAATTGGCCCTGCGGTTGTAGCACACGATCTGACCAGCATCATCCATCGCTCGCACGCGGACGTTGCTCATCTCCGGATGCTGGTACGGCTTGCGCTTGCGCATGTTGCGACCCGCCGCGTAGTACCAGTCGAACGTGTTCCAATCAACGCCCAGAATAACTCCATCAGTACGGGCATTCGCACTGTTGGAATTCGTCCATGCCGGGACCCATGTCATCGGCACGCCACGAATGAAGACCGACCCGCTATGGGCCGCCAAGTCATCCTGAATGTTATCGTTGCCCAACTGCAACAGTCGGCGGCACGTCGCAATCCGGCTGTGCGTCGTCAATAACTCCCAGCGATGCGTGCCCTCGGGCTTGATGTCGCTGCGAGTTATGATGGGACGGAAAGTACACATGTCCATGGAGTTAATTGTCTTCTCCACGAAATCGTCCCGGTCCACAGTGGTGTAAGGGAAGACCCTGCTTTTCCACTGAGCGTAGGTTGCCGGGTTGATTCCACCCACATCCGCCCAGCCAACTGGAGCGTCGCCAGTGAAACCTTCCGTGGCGTTATTCTCCGTCACGCTGTCAGACGTGGACGTAATCCACCACAGCAGACTTACGGGTGGAAATGGGGACTGGGTCGAAGACGCTGGACCGGGGCCAAACATCAGGTCTTCCACACCGACGAAGAAGTCCTGCATCAGCGATTGCTCTTGCAGGTTCAGATAATCGACGATGGCATCCGCCCCTTGAGCGAAGGTTTCCTCGTCGATGTCATAGTGGTAGTTGGTCGTGGTCATGCCCCACTTCAGACTGCCCTCGGTCAACACGTTGACTCGACTGGACGTGTCCCTGTGGTACAGACCAACCACCTGGAAGTTGTCGTTGTTGTCAATCTTCAACTTCCATTTGCACTGCGACGTGCTCATCTCTCGTTTGTTCGCCCTGTCGAAAAGACGCGAGGCAAACATGTATTCCTGCAGTGGCAAGGAAATATCCTGCCACTTACCCATCGGGTATTTCTGCAGATATGACGCCACGAAGTCGTCAAGTTGTTCGATTCCAAGGGCCATGCGGCACCTCCTTTATGAGACATGGCCCACACCACTCAGGCGTTTTCCAACTCCTTGTACAGTCGCCGCATCTCTTCCCTGATCGGTTCAACGGAATCATGTGCCTTGGTGGCACCACCGCCCATGCGCGTGCTGGCCTGCTTGGCTACCTTCTTGGTGCGGGCCTTCAAATCCTTCTTGCCGAGTTCTTCCGCGAATACCATCCGGGCCACGCGGTTGACTAACGATTGATCGAGGGCGGTCTCGCGACCCAGCGTCTGCAGACCGATCTGCTGCGCCTTGACGGCCACATGCAGGTCCTGCCTCCGCTGAAGTTCCTGCGGACTCTCCTTGCCTGTCTTGCCAAACAAGTCGGCATGACCCAGCGCGTCCACGATGCTGTCGAAGAGCTGCTCTTCCGCCCGCGCGTCGATCTCCTCGAATCGCGTCTCCATGGCGGACAGACGCGATTCATAGTGATCTCGCAGGCGGGTGAATTCCTTGATCAACTCCTCGTCATACACGTCCTTGTCCAGACCGACCTCGTATTGCCCCTCCGTGGGCTGTTCTTCCTTGGGCTCCGTCTTGGCGAAGCGACCGTGCTCATCGCGCGGTTGCTCGCCCGACTCCTCCTCGCCGGCAGCCATGGCCTTGCGACCTGCCTCCAGCGCGTGGAGATCGAATACACGCAGCGCCCTGTCCAATTCCTCGCGGCTGGAAAACTCGGAAAGCAATTTTTCATCGAGTCCATACGCGGCTGCCTCGGCCTTCACGGAATCGTCAATCCACTCGACCTGATCGTTGGAAGTGCCGGTGTCCTCGCCCTCGCGGGCGGTATCGTCGCCGCCGGAATCTGTCTCGGCGGATGTGTCTGTTACTGGTTCGTCTCGCTCTTCCGCTATCTGCTGGGAATCCGACTTCTTGTCCTCTTCATCCCCCGCCTGTTCCTTCATAATGTTGTCCACGAATTCCTGAATGTCTTCATGGGTCGCGTCGTCTTTAAGTTCTGTAGCCATCAGTCAGAATACCCTCCGTCGGCGTCCGCCAGACCTCTCACTCGAAGAAGCTCTCGGCGGCCACGCCTGCTAGTAATTTCCAGTTGCCCATTGTCCAGGACCCGCACGCCTTTGATGTTGCGATTCTGAATCACTTCCCGCATCTCGGGCACCTGTGATTTCATGCATCCAATCCCGTCCGAGATTAACGGTCTTGCTTCTCCGTAAGCACGCGACACCATCGGCACGCCACCACCACCAATGGGACCATCACGATGAAACTCCTCGGGAGTCACTTCTTTCCCGTTGAGAATCAACTTGTGCTTCTTCATGCCGGCCTCCGCGTCATCGCCGCACGTTGTTGTCCATTCAAGTTGCCACCGCCCGTCAATGCCTGCTGAAGCATCGCTGACCGCGCTTCCCGCGTTCCGCCCGTAGGCACGTTCCTACGTATGGTCTCCCGCGAAGTCACGGGCGACTGACGGACGGTGTTCTGATCGCCCCCCAGCATCGGAGAGGGAGCGGCAAAGGTAATGAAGCGCTTGAATTCCGGACGGTTCTTCAGTCGCGCGATCTCGTCGATAATTGCTTCTGCGTCCAGTGACGCCCCCGATGCCTGGAACATGGGCCACAGCGGGGCGATCTGCTGTAGGACCTGGAATAGCTCCTGCAGCTTTTGCTCCGGTGTCTTGAAGACCATGCTGTAGGGCTCGACTTTGAAGTCGTAGTCCTCGAATTCGCCCACGCGGTAGTCCGGTATCCAGTTGACGGGAATCTCCCGACCAGCATTGCCCACGGCAATCGAAGACTGCAATTCAAGCGTGTTGTCCTCCCACATCAAACGACCCAAGTCCAAAATGCATTCCGCCGCGAAACCGACCACCGCCATCCGCATGTCCGCTTCCATGCGGGAGACTTGGCCCGCGACAATCTGCTCCTGCCCGACAGTGTCAGCCTGCGGGCCAAGACCTCCCATGACCGCCAGGTTTCCGGCGAACCGGTCATACTCGTCTTGAATGAATAGCGCCAGCGCTTGGTCCCGCTGATCGATGCCACCAAACTCCACTTGCTGGATGTCCTTCGGGTTATTCATGCGGTGCCAGGAATTCCGCTTGGCAGTGCGCAACCGCTCCGCGTCGTCCGCTCCGCTGGGCGGATAGACATTCACCACCCGGTGCGCGTCGCTGTCCTGTTCCATGCGGCGGTGCAAGCGGTTCTGCAGGTCGTGCAGACCCTTGAGGTTCACCGCGGGCGAGGCCGGAATAATGTTGTCCGGCACATTGCCCAAAGAGAGGAATTTGTAAGGGCCAGCTTGAGAGCCTTTCCACTCACGCTCAATCAGTGGCGGCAGATCCTGATCGACGCTCATCGTGGAGACCGTATTGTTTTCAGCCACCCAGACGTCCTGCAGCCAGACCATGGGCTTGAGTTCGTCATCGTCCACCGCGATTCCCGCCGCGATGTCCCGCGCATAATCTGGGTTGTCGGTCGTGTTCTTACTAGTGGGAGTCAGCTTGGCCACGACCTTCTTGTCGTATCCCGGCTCGTCCTTGACCTTCTCGTAATCGGCCCGGTACAGATGCCCGCAGTACCGCATCTTCGTCAATTCCTTGGCCGTCATGTCCAGAATCAAGTCGTCCAAGGAAACACGATTCAGCCACGGCTCTCCAGGGTCCAGCCAGACGTCCTCCTCGGATTCCAAGATGCCATGAAACCGCGTGTTGGTGTCCCGCATCATCACCACGCCGCAGCCAATGCAGAAAAAAGCATCCAGCACGATGCTGCGGAATGTCACGTCCAGTTCCATGTCCGAAATCAACTTGTTGAGGTTGACTTCGAACCGCTTGGCGAAGGGCCAGTTGTCCACGTTGGGCGTGGAAACCATGACCGCTGGGTTGTGCGCCGCGAGGGCCACGGTGTAGATGCGGGCCGTCTGATTCATCAGGTTGACCAGCGTCTTGTTGCGGGCACCGCTCTCGCTGTACCAGCTACCGACGTAGTCCCGAATCAATTCCTTGCGAACCCGACGAAACGGCTCCAGAGCCTCGCGCGAAGTCTTGATGGCCTTGAGAAGACGGCCACGAGATTGCTTGTCGTGCAGGTCTATCATCGGCAGCCTTTACATAGAAAAAGGAGACCAACGCTTTTCAGCGCGGCCTCCATAAAGGCTGCGATGTTATGGCATCTCGGCGGGGATCAGCCGCCTGTGCCTTATTAGCCAGCGCCGGAAGCGCTGGTCCCCTTCGTCTTACGGTCCTTACGAAGTTCTTCCACGACCTGCATCACATGGGCCAGATACGATGCCGATTGCGTGAATCGCAACGCCTGATCCGGCTGCACGGCCGCAGTGATCTTGCCCAACAGAACCTTTATCGCTCGTTCTAATTCTTCATGCATCGGGGTCTCCCTC